CTTTGGCACAACACGCAGTTCTATCTCTTGGCCTGAACAGCAAGCTACGTTTACGTCTAGGATATCTGCAACTGCAGGTGCGCAGGGCGGCACTGGCGGAACAGGAGGGAAAGGCGCAGACGGATGCATTCTTGTCTATTACAGCGTAGAAGAACAAATCGGACAGCCAAAACAGCTAAAAGACCGGACGGGAAAAATGGCATTAGACCGCTACGGACGAAGGATTATCATGTGAGGTGACAAAAATGACACTGGAAGAGCGAATTTCGGCCCTTGAAGAACAGGTCGCAGCGCTGATGGAAACGCCATCCAGCTACGCAACTAGCAAATACAGCGTAGAGGAAATGGATGCGCTACTGGATAAGGTGGACGCTATGTAAAGGAGCTTGCGGAATGTTTGTAGTGAACGCAGAAAAAAATAAATTGACAGTCTGCGGCCGCGAGGCCATTACTGGCGGGTCGGTAAATACCTACGTCGTCCGCTTCGTGTTTGATTCTGCATGGGACGGGATGGACCGTATTTCCGTATTTCGAACAGAGCAAGAATCGATATCTACCGCATTGGACAAAAATGGAGAATGCTTAATTCCGTGGGAATGCGTCCAGAACAGTCACGAAGGAGAAGATTTATACTGTGGCGTTTACGGGATGATCGGGAATGACGTTGTGCTACCGACCGTTTGGGCGTGCCTTGGACAGATCTTACCGGGGGCTAAACTGGGCGAAAACGCAGTCCCATCAACGCCGAGTGTAGCGGAACAAATACTTGCGCAAACAACTGCCGAAAGGGAAAAAGCAGAAAAGGCGGCAGAACGAGCAGAAAAGGCCGCCATTCATCAACCCATCATCCAAAACGGGACCTGGTGGACGTGGGACCTTGAGGCGGGGGAATACAAGGACACCGGAACAGAAGCCAGTGGAGGCGGATCTGGTGGATTCCCATACAAGATTGGGCACGGGTTAAAGGTAGAAGGCGGCAATACACTTGCTGTAAATGCTGTATCCGACTTTAGCGGAGACAATACGCTTCCCATCACTGCAGCAGCGGTGCAGGAAACAGTGGGAAATATTGAAATTATTTTAGGCACCATCTGAAAGGCGGAATAAAAAATGAGCATAGCAACCGAGATTAGCCGAATCCAAACTGCTAGAAATACAATTAGGTCAAAGGCTGTAGAATTGGGAATCGGAACGGGTACAGACCAGTTAGACGTATTAGCAACAAAAATTGGAGCGATTGAAAATCGCGGGGCCGTATCTGCAACGGTTCAGGAAGGAGATACATATACAATCCCCAAAGGATACCATAATGGGTCAGGAACAGTTTCCGGGATTGCTGGAGGCGGAAATTATAATCTTCAGAGCAAGCAGGTAACCCCAACAAAATTACAGCAAAATATTACTCCGGATAGCGGATATTACGGGCTTTCTGATGTGACTGTTTCCCCCATTCCAGAGAATTATCAAGATGTTTCCTCTGTGACCGCTACTGCTGCGGACGTTTTAACAGGGAAAATTTTGGTTACATCAGATGGCAAGGTCACAACGGGTACGATGCCAAACAACGGGACAGTAAATGAGACGCTAACCGCCGAGAAGCTGTCGTATGCCATCCCAAAAGGCTATCACAGCGGAACAGGAAAGGTGCAAATTGTTCCAGAAACTAAGAGCGTTACGCCAGGGAAATCCGCTCAAACTGTAGAGCCTACAGACGGAAAAATACTCACGTCTGTTGAGGTTAAGGCGATCCCGGAGAATTATGTGGACACTGCAGATGGAACGGCAGCCGCTGGGGATATCCTCAATGGCAAGATGGCGTATGTGAAGGGTATAAAGATCACTGGATCTATGGCGAATAACGGAGCAATCTCCGGTGAAATAGACGGATTGACCGCTACATCCTTTTCCGTCCCAACCGGATACACTACCGGAGGCTCGGTAAACCTTACGGGCGATATCGAGGAAGCTTTAGCCGCTATCTAATGGGGGGCGTGGCATGAGTATTCAGGGAGAAATTGATAGACTTTCCGCCGCTAAAGCTAGTATAGCGGCATCCTTACAGTCTATGGGCGTGACCCCTCCAGAGGGAACCACACTAGAGCAATATGCCGCACAGTTGGCCGCTATCGCATCCAGCGCCCCTTGGCTGCCCCTGTCCGGCGGGACGATGACGGGACATGTGGATTTTGCAAACGGGAAAGGTGCTGCGTTTTTCCCAAATGGGAGTTCCAATGTTAATGAAGCTGTCCTTCTCGTGGCATACAAGCCGGAGAATGGCATAGCTTGTTTGGGCATTGAGGGAAAGTATGGCCTTGCGCAAGCACGTGTTAAATCTGTGGCCGATCCTATTGATGATTTCGACGCCGCCAACAAAGCCTACGTAGACTCCAAAGGACCCAAAACCGCCACTGTGACCCTGACTGCGGCGGGGTGGCGCAAAGGAGAGCAAACGGTCACGGTGACCGGCATCCTGGCTGACAGCTCGGCCCAAATTGTTGACGTGTGCCCGGCAAACAAGCCTTCCGCTGACAGATGGGCGGCGGCTGGCGTGTGGTGTACTTCTCAGGCGGCCAACAGCCTGACCTTTTCCTGTGACTCTGTGCCTACGGAGGATATCAACGTAAATATTCGGATGCAGGGGGTGTCAGCATGATTTTGAACCCAATTGTTAGTGGCGGCGGGGGAGGCGTAGAGACTGTTACAGTTAATATCACATGTGGAATCAGACGTTCAGATATTGATGTCTATTATGCGCAAAACGGCCAGAGTCGTTCGCAAAATATCATGGATGGCGGAGCCGCCACAATACAAATACAATCTGGAGGCTCTATCCTGATAAGAAATAATGGTGGAAGTAGTTTTACCTTGACTGGGCAAGGAACGTTTGATTATACGGGAATTTCTGAACCGGGTTCCGTTGCGACCCCATTTATGTTTATCGCATTTTTTTCTGACGCAACCATCACAGTCTCATAAAAACAAACCCCGCCCCTATTCGGGCAGGGAGAAGGGAGACAGCAACATGAACAAAACCCATAAATTTCCAATGGGGGGGGGCGCTTGATTTAGCGCTCCAGCACCTTGCACAAAGCGGGGTGCGGACATGATATTTCAACCAGTATTGGGCGGGGGCGGAACAAAGCTGCCAACCCTGACGAATCCCGGTTCTGCATCGGATTTGTTATCCGGTAAACAGTTGATTGCGCAGGACGGCAGTTTGGTCACGGGGACATATGATCCGCCAACGGAGAGGCAAATCCCTTGCACCAACATGGAGTGGGTGGTTTCCGGTGAGAATTTGTACCTATCCTGTGTTACCACGGACCCCGCTGTAACCGCCCTTGACCTCAAAACGATACTGAGAAAAGTTTCGGGCTTTAGTTTTGCTCTGGCGAGTCCTCAAAGCAACGGCAGCATTTTTACAGTTTCATCGGCCTGTGGAGGAACGGATTCCATAACCTTTGGCTCCAACGAACAGCTTTCTTTGAATCAATGGATCAACAAATTTGAAACCCCCGCATCCGCTACAGTTGTTGGCTATCTGAGTAACGGCGCATATGGTATCACGGGCTATGGGGTGATTAGCGGCCTAGCTGTCAAGGCTGTTTATTGTATGGACAGCCTTGTGGTTAGTGGGGGAGTAAACATACAATGCCTCATTACCCCGCCGAACCCATCCGTGACCTTCCAGCCAACTGGGGCGGCCAATGGTGTCCTCTGGATGCACATATAAAAACCCCGCCCCTCTCAGGGCGGGAAATTGACAACAAAGCGGCGCTTATGCTAAGATAGGACAGGCGCTGTTACATATGGCGGTTAGCCACTCCCTTGCGAAAGGGGGTGATGCTGGTGGGACGGAAGCTGATACGCTTCCTTGTGTGCTTCATCATCGTGCTTGCACTGATGATTTACATGGCCCCAAAAGCGTGTTAGCCGCCCGGATTGCCCCCGAGCGGCTAACTTAGGTTAAGCTGTTAGGATAGGGCTAACCGTCGTAACAGCGCCCTTTCTATCTTCATTATAGCGATTTGAGCCGCTTTGTCAAGTAAGACAGGGCGGCTTTTTTGCCGCCCGGAAAGGAGCAAAAATGACCGCAGAACAAATCGTATCCCTGATCGTGGCGGTGCTGTCCGGTCTGGCCGCCTGCATCCCCCTGGTCGTAAAGCTTGTTCAGTACGTCCAAAAAGCCGCTCAGGAGAAGAACTGGGGCAACCTGTTGGGCTTGCTCATCGAACTGATGGAGCAGGCCGAAACCATGTTTGACGAGGGAGCTACCCGCAAGGAATGGGTCATGGCTATGGCGCAGACTTCCGCTGAGTATATCGCCTATCCACTGGACACCGCCGCTTTGAGCAACCTCATTGACGAGCTGGTGGCCATGACGAAGAACATCAACACGCCGGAGGTGGCAACGAATGAACCTGCACCAACTCTATCTGACGGAGAATGATTGCTACAAGCGGGGAAAGTACATCACGCCCAAGGGGATCATGATCCACAGTACCGGGTCGGAAAACCCGAACCTAAAACGCTATGTCGGCCCGGACGACGGCCTTTTGGGCGTGAACCAGAACAACAACCACTGGAATCGCCCTGACGTGGGGGCCTGTGTTCACGCCTTTATCGGGCTGCTGGCAGACGGCACGATTGCCACCTATCAGACCCTTCCATGGAATATGCGGGGCTGGCACTGCGGGGACGATGCAAACAGCACCCACATCTCCTTTGAGATCTGCGAGGACGACTTGACAGACCCGGAGTATTTCGCCGCCGTCTACCGGGAGGCGGTGGAGCTGACGGCCTATCTGTGTGAGATGTACGGGCTGGACCCCCTGGAGGACGGTGTGGTGATCTGCCATGCGGAGGGGGCCAGGTTAGGCATTGCCAGCAACCACGGGGACGTGGAGCACTGGTTCCCGCGGTTTGGAAAGAGCATGGATAATTTCCGAAATGATGTCAAGGAGGAACTTGAAATGGACAGCTACGAGAAATTCAAGGAGAACATGGAGCGCTATAGACAGGAGCTGCGGGAACAGCCAGGCTCCGACTGGTCCCAGCAGGCCAGAGACTGGGCGTTGGCCAACGGCGTATTCCAGGGCGACCAGAACGGCAACGCCATGTGGCAGGACTTCCTCACCCGTGAGCAGCTGGCCCAGGTTATGGAGCGGCAGCATGGGTAAGCGGTCATTCTCCAAGCGGATGGTGGCGGACATCCGCCTGCTTTTGTGGGTGGTCACGCTGGGCGGGCTGGCCCTGGCCGCCTATTGCATCTACCGGGGCTATACCGGGTCCCTGCCGTGGCTGTCCGCTATGGTGGGGCTGCCCTGGACCGCTCATGGCGTGGTGTGCTCCTTCTATCTAAATATGGCAAAGAGCGACCACAAAGAGGGAGGAATCACCTACGAGGCCGCGAAAGCAAAGGGCTTTCAGCCGGATACTTATACCGCGTCACCACCTATTTGAAGGGAGGGCTACCGTTGCCCGATTGCGAAAAGAACTGTGTTCTAGCCGCCCGCGTGGACCGGCTGGAAGAGGATATGAAGTCCGAGAAAGAAAACAGACAAAAAACCCATTCGGAGATCTATGACCGTCTGCGAAAGGTGGAAAGCGATCAGGCGGTCAGCCGAACGAAGCTGGACACCATTACGGATAAGCTGGACAGCCTGGACGGAAAAATGGACACCCTCCTGAGCAAGCCGGGTAAACGCTGGGAGGCGGTTATCGCGGCGGTCATCTCGGCGGTGGTGGGCGGGCTGATTGTGTTTGTGATGACAAAAATTGGACTAGGTTGAAGGACGTGACTATATGAGCGCAAGAGTACATTTGCCAGAACCGCTGGACAAGCTCTTGCGCTCTCAACTCGAAACCGCTATCTATGAATCCGCCCTGCACCGGGACGATGAGCTGATTGCCAAGCGGCGAATTATTGATAAGTGGGGCCAGATTGATGTGGCGGCAGAACTAGGTTGGTATCGTGGAGCGGTAGCCGCCCATGAAAAGTACGTATTTAAGAAGGTGTCCGAAGTCGCCAAGCAACTTTACACAAATCAAGCATAAACCGTACATAACCCCGACTGGGAGCAACCCCAGCCGGGGAATTTTTTTGCGAAAATATAGACATGGAGGACGTGGGGATACAGGGTTGGTACACGTCGCCGCCCTCCCCACGGACCTCCTTATTTTTTAGATAAGGACGTGTTTTGATATGACCTATTTGGAGCGCTTGACTGCCACTGGAATGAATCCCGAATGTGCCAGAGAAGCGGTTTTCTGGTATATGGCCCAGGGAGATGACAACGGTCTTGAACGATATGTGACAGAGGTAGAGGAACATAACCGCCATGTGGACACATTACAATCCGAATCCCGCTGGGCGCAATGTCGGTGATTGCACGGTCCGGGCACTGTCTAAGGCGCTGAACCAGGACTGGTACACAACTTACCTGGGACTCTGTGTAGAGGGCGGCCTGATGGGGGACATGCCCAGCGCAAACGCCACATGGGGGTCATATCTGCGGCGGCATGGATTCCACAGGGAATTGGCCCCAGAGGATGTAACCGTCTCGGAATTTGCAGACGGACATTCGCATGGGACCTATATCCTGGCGCTGTCCGGCCATGTGGTGTGTATCCGGGATGGGGTGCTTTATGATTCCTGGAACAGCGAAAACGAGATTGTTTTGTATTACTGGCAGAAAGGATGACGTGATATGGCCTATACACCGTACTATCCGGGCTATCAGCCCATGTACTACCAATCGCCCATGCCGGATCAGCTGGCCCAGCTCCGTGGGTCTCAGTTTCAGCCCGCGCAGCAGCCACAGCAAGCCCCGGTGTCTCCGTCTATTGTCTGGGTGCAGAACGAAATGGAGGCAGCTAACTATCTGGTTGCGCCCAACTCCGCTGTAACGCTATGGGACAGCAACGCCCCCGTTGTGTACTTGAAGCAGGCGGACGCAAGCGGCAAGCCCAGCATGAAAACCTATGACCTCGTAGAACGCACTCAGAGACCCGCACAGGCCCCGCAGGCTCCGACAGTAGAGTACGCCACTAAGCAGGACCTAGATGCTTTGGCGGCCCGTGTAGAGGCTCTGGCAGCGAAGAAACAGACTACTAAAAAGTCGGATACAAAGGAGGATGCGGAATGAATCCCTTTTTCCAGGCGATGGGCGGAAACCGTCAGCCCAATATGATGCAGCAGTTCCAACAGTTCATGCAGCAAATGAAGGGCAAAGACCCCAATGCCATGATTCAGGAATTAGTATCCTCTGGGCGTGTCTCCCAGCAGCAGCTTGACCAAGCCCAGAAGCAGGCCCAGCAAATGCAGGGCATGTTTGATGGGATGCGGGGGATGTTTGGGAAGTAACTAAGCTTTATCCAAAAATGGGAAATAGTCGCTTAAAAATTTCCCTCTTTTATACTTTGGGCAATCTATTACGGTTATTTCTGTTGGTGTTTCTATTACGGTCATTCCAACTAAAAATTTTTCTATATTCAATGAAATAGATCTCATCATTTGATTTTTGGGACAATTTGGATTTGTGAAATTTTCACAAGTTTGGCACAGTTTATCTTTAATCAGTCTATTAGGCTTTATTTTCATGAATGGCTCTCCACAAATTTTTTTATTTTATTATATCACAGCAGAAAATGAAATGAAATCAAAATCCCGGCCGGGTTTTGAAAATAAATCTACAAAGGAGATAACACAATGAGTCTTTCTTCTGACGGCGCTGTAATGACCATGCCCGTGACCCCTGCCTATCAGGGTGGCAATGGCGGCTTCGGCAGCTGGGGCGGCGATTGGGCCTCCTGGATCATTTTATTTTTGATCTTCGGTATGTTCGGCTGGGGCGGCTATGGCGGCTTCGGTGGCGGCAACAGCGGAGCCAACGGCCCCGGATTCCAGGGCTGGGCTACCCGTGCAGACATCAATGAGGGTTTCGCCCTGAATAACCTCCAGTCCGGTATCAATAGTCTCCAGCAGGGAATTTGCAGCCTGGGCTATGACCAGTTGGCACAGATGAACGGCATCAACACCAATATTCTGCAAACTGGTTTCGGCATCCAGAACGCGGTCCAGCAGGGGACTGTGGCGGGGATGCAGAACACTAATGCGATCCAGGCCCAGCTTGCCCAGTGCTGCTGCGACAACGAGAAGGGTCAAATGCAGATTACCAACAGCATGGATAGCGGCTTCTGCCAGACCAATTACAACCTCGCTACCAACACCAACGCCATCATCCAGAACGCCCACAGCGATACCGACCGCGTGATCGCCAAGCTGGACGCTATGGAGATGTCCCGCAAGGATGAGACGATTGCCGCGCTGCGCTCCCAGGTGGACGCTCTGAACCTGGCTCAGTCTCAGGCCAACCAGAATAACTATCTGGTCAACACCCTGCGGCCTTGCCCCACCCCGGCTTACCTCACCTGTAATCCCTGGGGCGGCGTTGCCTATGGCAGTTGCGCAAGTGGCTGCTGCGCCTAACTGAACACCTCAACTTCTAAGGTTTTCTTAGATGTTCGGCCCCGTGCCGATCTTGAAATAAACGCGGCGGGGCAATAGCCTCGCCGCTATCTTTTTGAAAGGAATGATTTTTTTGGCCGAGTACACAAATAGCGCAATCGTAACCGTTGCCGCTGGTCAGAACGTGCCTTTTACCGAAGAGGCCAACACAAGCAAGCCCTGCATCGTACACCGGGAGGGCACTGGTCTGGTGACTCTCCGTGGCCTTACCAACCAGTGCCGGGCGAAATTCAAGGTCTCCTTTGGGGCGAATATTGCTATCCCTACTGGTGGGACCGTGGAGGCCATCACGGCGGCGATCTCCATCAACGGCGAGGCGCTGAACGCCTCCACCGCTACCGTCACCCCGGCTGCCGCTGAGGATTTCTTCAATATCTATGTTTCCGCTGTGGTAGATGTCCCTCGCGGCTGCTGCGTCACTGTAGCCGCCAAGAACACCAGCACACAGCCAATCCTAGTTGCCAACAGTAATTTTATTGTTGAGCGAACCGCCTGAAAGGAGAAACGACATGTATATGCACGAACTGAAAGAAAAACTCTGCGAAGAGCTGGAGGAAATCGCACGCAAAGGTGATCTGGGCGCTGGCGACCTGGAAATTGTCCACAAGCTGACCGATACTATCAAGAACATCGACAAAATTGAGATGCTGGAAGAGGACGACGGATACAGCCGGGACGGGGACTATGATGGCAGCTCTTATGGCCGAGGCTCCAGTTATGCCAACCGTGGCAAGCATTACGTCCGGGGCCATTACTCCCGTGACGGACGCGGCGGTTATAGCCGTGATGGCCGCATGGGCGGATATAGCCGCCATGATGCCAAAGAGGCCATGATGGAGCAGGCCCATGATATGATGGAGAGCGCAACCAGTGAGCGTGAGCGCGAGGTAGTCCGCCGCTTTATGGAGCAGTTGGAGAAGGTCTAAGGAGGTGGTCCAATGCTGGACCCCAAAGAGATTGATATTGAGATTGCCCGGTTAGAGTATGGTGAAAGTAGCTATCCAGCCTATCAAAAGCTGGCCAATCTTTACACCATCCGAAACCAGATGCTCCATAAGGAGCCGGAGCCAGCATATGAAGCGAGCTACTCCGCAGCACAAGCGGACACATCTATGGTGGAGGCATATGGGGACAGCGAATTCGTCCAGGCCATAGCTGGCCGCAGGCAAGCGGACGTGTGGGAAGTCATGGACGACCTTATGGATACTCTACACGTTGCGAACCCAAGGGTGTATAATGGCGTGATGCGTAAAATCAGATCCTTATGACGTTACGCACTGGTTACTAACAAAACTTGGAGACAGCGAAAAAAGAAAGCCCTAGAACCGTTGAGGCTCTAGGGCTTTCTTGGTGGACGATACAGGACTCGAACCTGTGACCCCCTGCACGTCAAATATATCCGCCGTTATTTTTAAAAAGTCTAACATTGATTTTTCTTGATTTTGCAACGGTTTCAAGTATTCCAAACTTGTAAAAAACACGTACAATCAATTTCGGTTACTAACAAATTTCTAACACTCAACCGCTTTGATAAGCGTATCAATGTCGATGTGAGTATAAACATTTGCTGTTGTGGAATAGTCGGCGTGACCGAGAATTTTTTGTAGTATTTCTGGGGCCGTCCCCTCCTTGACCGCCCTTGACGTGTATGTATGTCTGGTTGCATGTGGAGTGTGACGCTCGATTCCAAGACGATCTAGGAGAGGGTAATAATTGCGCTTTCGGTAGTTCTCCGGACGTTTTTCCCCCGTATAGCCAGAAAGCAGGAGAGGTCCGGTTGCTTGCTGGGCAAAGTATGCAAAGTGCTTTCGCCCTTCCGGCCTAATTGGAATCACGCGATTCCTTCCAGCTTCTGTTTTGGAGCCGCCGATCACATATGTTTCGTGATAATCTTCCAGTCGCAGAGAAAACAGCTCCCCGATTCGCATTCCCGTCGCAAGAAGCATTAAAACGATTTTAGCCGATTCGCTTCCATCTTCCTCTAATTTGTTGATTTCTTCTTCTGTGAAAATATCCTTTTCTTTTTTTACCCGCTCTGGTATTCTTACGAACCTTGCAAAATTTGTGGTACAAATCTCTTCCCGGACGGCCCATTGGGACATCTGCGTAATTAACTGCTTATACTTTGATACGGTCGATTGTGTTTTCTCCATGTGCTGGTCTATGACCGCTTGAAAATCAGATGTTCTGAGGCCCCGGAACTTTTTCCCGTGTAAAGATTCAAATATGTTATAGGCCCTGTTATACCCCTCTATGCCCTTCGCTCCGATTTCCTTGTAATGCTCAATGCTCCACTCCTGAAACACCTCGGCAAAGGTCATGTTATACCGCTCTGTCAAATCCTTTCCAGAAAGGCGTTCCAGAGCCTCCAGAGCATCCGTCTTGCGTTCATAATACCCTATCACTACCTTGTTCTTTGCAGCAACCCAGGGGCGTTTCCTGCGGCCCTGGAGCTTATATACAGTCCCTGTGCCGTTTGCCCGCTTCAACGCCTTTCGTTTTTCAGGCGTTTGTTTCTTCCCACATGCGGGACAGTACAACGCACCATCAGGCAGACGGGACTTGCACTTGATGCAATCCATTGACTTTTCCCCTTCGTTCCGATAAAATAAAGGGGCAGACGGCCTGCAAAAGCTTCTGCCCCTCGCTCCGCTCCCGGTGTGCCAGCACCGGGGGCGGTTTTTTATTAGAAAGTAATTTTTACAGTCTCTGTATCAACAACTGTTTCCCAACTATCAGAATCAAAAACATGGAAAGATAGCTCAACATCATCAACCGAAGTAATAGAATTTTTTTCAAGGTCGGCATCTAAGAAAGTAATGGTATCAATAGAACGCTTCCCGGAAACCACATCACAAGAAAACATAGCATCTACCATAAACCCATTGATAGATACATCTCTAGCCTGCACAGTTATATCTTTATCCCCCATGTTTTCAATATAAGCAACGACACTTGGGCCGAACAAAGATTCGTCTTCTGCGAGTCCCTTTATTACGATCTTTACGCCATTGCCTTCATAGACTACATTTCCATTATCATCATAAACATATGAAAAGGAATCAGCGATAGAGGTTTTAAGTTGCACGTTCTCTGTATTTAGATAATCCTCCCAGCTTTTCGAATCAAAAACATGGAACGAAAATTCCATATCTGCAATTTCATTAATTCCGCACATTTCAAGATCAGATGACATAAACGTCAAACTATCATTAGCCTTCTTCCCGTTCACTACGTCAACGGACATCATGGTTTCTACCATGTATCCATTAACAGAAGAATTGCGGCACTGGAAGGTTAGGTCTTTGCCGGAATTATTTTCAATTAGTAGCGTGACTTCCGGCCCGAAAATCCCATCAGTTTCAAGGCTTTTTGCAGTGATCTTCACTCCAGATTCATCTACAAGTATGGTCTCGTTGATAGTGGCATCTGAACCAGAAGGATCTTCAATTGGTTCTTCTTGCTGAGTTTCACCATAACTGTTTTCGGACGTAACATTAGATGGTTCCTGAAATTCTCCATCAGAAGTGCCACTGCAAGCTGCCAATAACATAGCCAAAATAATGCCTAAGATAAGCGACAGTGTTTTTTTCATTTCTCTATCCCCTTTTATTTATTGCGCCCTTTTGCGGGTAGATACGATAACATTTAATCAGCGCGAAAAACGGGACTTTTCTTCAAAAACTGAAAATCTATGACACATACAAAACGACATGTCAATCTTTGGTAAGAATCCCATCTTGAATAAATAGAACATGTGATCTATAATGTGCAACACAAGGAGAAGTCCAGGTCAGGGGAAGGGGTGCCAATATGGAATCTAATCAGATACCAGAAAATATTAAGAGGCTGACTGATTACATTAACAAGCAACAAAATCCGAATCGTATTTTGTGGGCGCTCCGCTCACTTATTGAACCACGCCTGGATAATATCCACGACGGAGATAAGGAAGTGTAAGTCTGCATCTGTCAAATCCTCTCCGGGCTTTACCATACCTGTTTCAATCAACATATCCTGTAATTTCCTTGGGTCTATTTTATCCCCCGTGCTGGCTTCGGCTGGTGCGGGGGCTTTTTTTGTTTCCGGGGATGGATCGTCTAAATCGTCAAGAGTATACCCAAAGAAGCGAACAAGTCTCTGCATTGTTGGAAGTTTTGGGTCCTTCACTTTTCCGGCAAACAGTTTCTCTAATGTCGGCTCAGGAATCCCTGACTGCAAAGCAATCTCGGAGGTTGTTAGGCCACTTTTTGCTTTCATGTTCCGTATCGCGTCTAGCCACATATTTCTCACCCCTTTCATTAAAAGCATAACACAATAAATGATGAAAAGCAAGAAATAAATTTCCTTGCAAGGTGGAAAAATGCTTGACAACCACCTTATAAGGTGGTATCATACACTCAGAAACCACCTCGCAAGGTGGAATGGAGGTGAAAAATTTGAAAGTAATTTATCCAGAACTTATTGGCGGATTGGCAAAACGGTCTATCACTAAGGCAAAAGTTGCGGAAACACTTGGCATTTCTTCAAGGTCTCTTTACTCAAAACTGGTGGGGGATACGGACTTTACCTTGTCTGAGGCTAATATTATCCAAAGTCAATTTTTCCCCGACATGAGACATGACGATCTTTTCCGCCGGTCCGATGACCAGGGGGCATAAAAAAGCCCCGGCCCAATAAAAAAGCAGGGGGAGGTGAGCAATAACATGATAGCCCAGATTATAGCAACAGCCGCCAGTGCTGTGGCGGCTGTGTGCAACATCGTTCTGATGATTTTGTTGTATAGGTGGTATGGCGTTAAGAAAGACAAGCGATGATGCTTGCCGTAGCGGCCACTATTGAGGCCACAGCGGCGACAGCGCTGATGACGGTAGTGATTATAAACCGGCGCAGCTCTGTTCTTTCTTTAGATGCGGGGGTTTCCACCAGTTGGTGAATTTCGTCAATGCCTTGTATGTAATAACGCTTTTTAGACATAGTGGCAATTCTCCTTTCAGACGAAATTCTATCACACATCGTTGGCAACGGCAAGGCTCAATACGATGGGCAGATCCCACGGAATTTCGGAGAAGGAGGTGAACTTAATGGAGGTCGTTATCAAGGCCGAGGCAAAAGAAATAGCCGCCCTTATAGTGGAGCTACAAGAGCGGCGTGAGATTTTACTTAAACAGGAACTGGATGAAGAACTTTTGTATTCTTCACCGCCCGGCGGATTCCTTGACTGCGGCTTGGATCAGCGGCTCAAAAGCGAGTAATTCTGTGGATTTGATTATAACTCCAAGATTTACAAAAGATTGCATGACAGGAATGTCTCCCGTTTCATGTCCATTTTTATCAACTACTGTTCCAACATCTCTAAGGTTTGGAACTGCGTGCTGCACACCAAGAAAATACACTCTGGAGCCTAAATTGATTGTGTTGTTTGTCTTGTCTACATACGCACCAGTATCTATAAGGTATACGGGTGAGCCGCTAGAGCCTCGAAAACAGGCCATATCCACAAGAAATTTAGGCTCTCCACAATAATCGAACGATGGGTGCGTAGCGGTGGTCCCTCTCCTAAAAATCGGGAGGTTATTTACAGTGTCACGAAGGCCACGCGGATATCCAACCATGAATACATTTTCTACGGCATCGAATTTCTCCCAATCAGTTTTTTGTGGAACCAATTTCAAGTCAAGCATGGATATGAACGCTTCTTGACCGCAACCCCTTAACGCATTAAGCAGTGGGCCTAGAGGCAATATCGCTAAATCAATTTGATCGTTTGGATGGAATATGCTTGGTGATGTATCGGCTTCGGCAACGGAGACGACTCCTGTCATTGGTGTACGCTTTTTGCTGATCCTGGTGAATGAAAGCCGGATTTTTCTGCACGTTTCAAGGACGTGCCTGTTTGTGACAAGAAAAGGGAGGGAAGTCTTGTTTTCTTTGTCTCTAAAGAATCCGACGATAAAACCAGTGGCCCATCCAACTGTTTTAGAATTCTCATTAAGCATTTCGATTTGTAATGTGGAATACATGATTTTCTCAAATAACGATAAGTCCATTTTTACTCCTCCTTTTTTCTAGTATAGCACAACAGAATATGAAGGACAACAGGAGGTGACAACATGATCGAAGCATTGACCGCTGCCGAAGCAACGGAGCGTTTGCGGGCCGAAGGGCTTCGCATTTCCCCGGATACAATCCGGGATGGAATCCAGCAAGGGGTATTTCCATTTGGTGACTGCGTAATGGACGACGGGAAGATCAAGTGGTGCTACATTTACAGACCGAAGCTCGAAGCGTGGATAGCGGACAAGACCAAATAAAAACGCCCCGCCAGATGGTGGAAACATCTGACGAGGCTACAGACCTAATCGAGCAGACCGACTAGGCTTGATAGACATATGATAATCGAACAAACGTTCTCTGTCAAGCCGGAAAGGAAAAAATTATGGCAGAGAGAAAGAAAACTTTGAATGAGAAGGACAGTATTTTGGACTTGGAGGACCAGGCCCGGAATGCAAAACAACTGCTGGACCGCTTGAATAAAGCGGCTTACGGGACTACGTGGGAAGAGTGCATCCGGCTTGTGGCCGATTGCATTAAGTTACTAAAAGAGAAGGAGGACAAGGATGAAAAACCAAATCATTGACGCGGACTGGACTCCCAGCCAGCGGGCGGCGGCCAGCTACAGTCGCCGGGTACGGTGGAAGCGGGAGGCAATCAAGACGGCCAGGGTTCAGCGGCTGTTTGTAGGGGCTGTGGCACTGCTGGTGGTAGTGATGGCAGTGGCGCTGGTGGTGAAATAAAAAGCGCCGCTCCCCGGTGTAGCAGACCGAGGGGCGGCAAAGGGGACGAGCACAATACATAACTATTATAGCACGTCCATCCGAAAATGCAAGGAGAAACATATGTACTATTACAATGGGGCCGGTCAGAGATATGATCTGCCGGAACGCCCCTTAGAACCGGAGGAAAATAGATATGAAACTGTACGAAATCGACAGCGCCTTGGAAGCACTGGTAAACCCGGAAACCGGGGAACTACTGGACTACGAGCAGTTCACACGGCTCCAGATGGAGAGAGAGACGAAGATTGAAAACACGGCTCTGTATGTAAAGAACCTTGAGGCGGAGGCCAAAGCCATCAAGGAGGAAGAAGCCCGATTGAGTGAGCGCCGCAAGTCTATGGAGAGCAAAGCCAAGCGGCTGCGGGAGTACATCGGATTCGCGCTAGACGGGGAGAAGTTCGAGACAGCCCGGTGTTCCATCAGCTATCGCAAGGCAACAGCTTTGGAGGTGGACGACATTACATCCGCCGCAGAATGGCTGGATTGCAATGGGCACCCGGATATGGTGGTATATTCTTCTCCTTCCATTGATAAGAGGGCTGTTACGGCGCTTATTAAGGGCGGCACACAGGTTCCGGGGGTAGAGCTGGTGGAGCGGCAGTCGCTTCAACTGAGGTGATGGCATGAGAATGTTTCGTCTGCTCACTGAGGGAGAAATCGAGTGTAGGGTATCTGAAATTGATAAACAGGGCAAGTGGTTGAAGCTGCTTCTTTACAAAACTGCTAGGACTGACGCGGCGCTCTTAGATGAAACTGTCGGCCCAATGAATTGGTGCAACGAATATCGAGAGATAGACGGGAAAATGTACTGCGGTATCTCCATCAAGTCAGAAGTTGGAGAGTGGGTACAGAAATGGAACGTCGGGACTGAATCCAACATGGAGGCAGAAAAGGGAGAAGCCAGCGACGCTATGAAAAGAGCGGGTTTCGCATGGGGGATAGGAGCCGAGCTTTACAGTGCCCCAAAGATCAAGATACCTGCTGAAAAGTGCAATATCAAACAATACAACGGAAAGTACAAAAACTATGACAACTTCCAGGTCGAAAAGATAGCCTATGATGACGCACAGAACATCTGTGGCCTGGCTATTCAGTGCAACGGGAAGAGGTGTTGGGTATGGACGCGGACCTGATAGAAGAGATCGGACAGAAAACTGTGCTGCTCAACAAAGCGATCACTCAACTTGGAAAACGTGGAAGGGCATATGCCCAGGCGGAACATGATTACCGTGTGGAAATGGCGAAGAAGATACTCATAGAGCGGGAAAATGGAACCCCGGTCACAATTATATCAGATGTGTGCCGGGGGAACCCAGAGATAGCAAAGCTCCGGTTTGAGCGGGATGTGGCAGAGGTTGTATACAAATCCGCTATGGAGGCAATTAACGGCTATAAGCTGCAAATCAAAATACTAAACGATCAATTAGACCGGGAATGGAATAGGAGCGGTGGGTAATGTTGCACGAGTGCTGGCTATGTGGGCGAAATGGTTCTGTGGACCCGCTGGACAAGCATCATATTTTCGGCGGGCCATACCGAAAGAAGTCTGAAAAATACGGGCTGGTGGTCTATTTGTGTCACGACAGGTGCCACATCTTCGGCCCGGATGCGGCCCATCAAAACAAGGACACCATGCTGGAGCTACATAAATTTGGTCAGCGCAGGGCAATGGCGAGAAACGGTTGGACCGTGGAGAACTTTATCCGAGAGTTCGGGAGGAATTACCTTGAAACAGACTGACCGGGTACTCCGGTACATGCGGGATTTTGGGAGCATTACCCCCTTGCAGGCCCTGGGTGATCTTGGAGTCATGCGGCTGGGGGCAAGGATTTGGGACCTGCGCCGGGAGGGGCACCGCATCTCCCGGCGGATGGTGTCCGGGAAGAACCGTTACGGCGAAGCGACCAGCTACGCCGAATACAGATTGGAGGATAACGATGCTCAATCATATCACAATCATGGGCCGGATGGTCCGAGACCCTGAGTTGCGCCACACCCAGAGCAGCACAGCGGTAGCGTCCTTCTCCCTGGCGGTAGATCGGGATGGGAAGGACAAGGGGACGGATTTTATCAACGTGACGGCTTGGAAAAACACGGCGGAGTTTGTGTGCAAATACTTCACTAAGGGCCGCATGGCCGTGGTGGACGGTAGGCTGCAAATGGACTCCTGGACAGACCGGGACGGAAACAAGCGCACCAGCTACAATGTGGTGGCGCACAGCGTCTACTTCGGGGACAGCAAGCGAGAGGATTCAGACAGCCGGGAACCAGACTACGCGCCTCCACCGCAGGATTTTACAGAGCTGGCCGATGATGACGTGGAATTGCCGTTTTAAGGCGGTGAGTCCATTTGCCAAACAGGATTATCAAGGAGAGCATCCGAACCAGCAAAAGCATCAACGCACTCACGGACTTTCAATTTCGGCTTTGGACCTATCTGATCACATATGTGGATGACTATGGACGCGGGAGCGCAGACCCGGAACTGCTGAAAGGGTTTGTATTCCCCAGACGGAAGGGCGTTACTGAATCCAATATAAAGGCTGGCCTTACGGATTTGGCGTGCGCAGGCTTGGTTAATCTCTACGAAGTAGACGGGGAACCGTACCTGTGTTTTCCAACCTGGGCGGAGCACCAACGGATTCAGAACAAAAAATCTAAATTTCCGGAGCCTCCAGAAATCAAACGTGACCAACAGAAACCTACGGTGACTCACCGTGAATCACCGCCTGAATCCAATCCGAATCCAAATCCGAATCCGAATCCAAAAAAGAAAGAGACGCGCACGCCCAGGGGGAAGTATGGCTGGGTCAAGCTGAGCGACAAGGAATACGAGCGCCTGCTCGCTGATCTTGGGGAAGAAGAGCTTGCCCGCTGTATCGACTATGTGGACGAATCTGCCCAAGGCACTGGAAACAAAAACGGATGGAAGGACTGGAAGGTCACAGTCCAGCGCTGCCATCGGGACAGATGGGGGATTCGTCCCGGCAGCAAGGCCCCTGCGCCAAATAAATCCACACAGCCAAGCATGGAGAGTGTCATGAAGTGTAATGCTTGGATTGACGAGTTTTTGGAAAAAAACGGGGATTTGAAATGAAGATAATCATCCCATTTACACTGCCTGGCCTGAACGAATACATAGAGGCGGAGCGGGCACACCGGCAAAAGGGTGCGGCGCTCAAGCGCAAGTGCCAGCGGGACATAGCGGCTGTGCTGCGCAGGCAGGTGAAAGGCCCGTTGCGGGAGCCTGTTTGGATGCGCTACACCTGGATCGAGAAGGACCGCAGGCGGGACAAGGATAACATATCCTCCTTTGGCCGGAAGATGATCCAGGACACGCTTGTGAGCATGAACGCTCTGCGCAACGACGGCTGGGCCAATATCGCCGGGTTCAGCGACGAGTTTCAGGTAGACAAAAAACGGCCCAGGGTGGAAATCGAGATACTGGAGGCAGTAAAAAATGAAAACAGTGACCTGTAAGCGATGCGGGAGGGAGTTTGAGACAGAGGCCCGGTACGTTTGGTATTGTGGGGAGTGCAAGAAAAAGCTCAAGCAAGAGCAGAATATTGCTCCCAAAGAGCCGGTCGTTCGGGTGGAACGGAAGAAGCCGAAGCAGGGACTGATCTCGGTGAACCGGGAGGCAAAGGCACATGGGATGACCTATGGCCAGTGGGTGGCGGCTCATGGAGGCTGAAAAATGGATGACATCAAATTAGCCCTGTTGGGCGATCACGAGGCGGCTCGGCGGCTGACGGACGCGGGGGTGCTGCTGGAGTGTCCGTTCTGCGGGGGAGAGGCAATGGTGGAGTATGACACAACAGAGCCATTTGAATATGCGGTATTTTGCGGTGATTGTGGAGTCATGCCAACGACCAGCGAAGACGAGCAAGTTGCTCGCCTCGCCTGGAACACCCGCGCGCCGATCCTGAGCGCGGAGGAATTAAAGAAATTGGAGGAAGAAGCATGAAGTCTGCAAAGATTTACACTAACGACTTGAACCGCCTGATTGCGGCTACAAAGTCTTTTGTGAGTGATAATGACCATCGACCTTGCAACCAATACATAAAGCTAGAGTTTCATGCGCCAGACAATCAGGTTGTAGCAATGGCTGTTGATGGATACCGGATGTCCGTAGAACATTCTGTTGTCAGCGATTGCGACGAGGATTTTGTGGCGTTCATCAAGAGCAATACCAAACTCCCAAACAAGCAGTACGCAACCATCTCTCTGACCGAGGACGGGAAAGAGGCTGTGATTCGGTGTTGTGGGTTTTCTTTCGGTTATACCCAGCCGCAGGACAGCGGATTTGAGTGGGAAAAGGCGATTCCGACAAGTGAGGTAAAGTACCGGATTGGCTTCAATGGAAATTACCTTCTGGCGGCTTTGCAGGCAGCAAAAATATCTGCCGGAGAGAGCTTCAGACAGCCCGTTATTTTGGAGTTTCGCAGTAATATAGAGCCTATTCTTCTCCGCACCAACAAGGAGGACATTAAAATGGTTCTCCCTGTTCGTATCAAGGAAGAGTGAGCGGAGGAGATGGAGATGCTGGAGGGGATGAAGAATGGCTGAATACATTCGGCAAAAGGATATACAGCCTGTTTGCTCGACGAATGAGGCGAGAGAATACTTTTCCAACTGTGGCCTTACATATAGGGACATAAATGACGGCGATATTTTATCTCTCGTGCTGATGCTCAATCAAGAGCTTAAAAAGGCGAACAAAAACAGAGAGACAAGCACTGGAAATATGCGGTTGAGCGAAAAAATCAATGTAAAGAAAAGACCTGACGGGAGCATTATAACGTGCTTCCTGTACATGAACAGTCACTATTTCACACAGCGCGAATGTATCAGCTTCAATGCAGACGGGTTTATTGGATTCGCTGGATGGGCAGACCAGGGAAACACCAACCCTATTCTGCGGGCATTTCTTCGTTGGTGCGATTCGTTGAAGGAGGCCCAGCTATGACGCGGGAAAGATCTTGTAAATATGCGGGACTGTGAACTGATATACGGAGATTGCATAGACCTTATGGCTGGATTGCCGGATGATTGCGTGGATTTCCTGTTTACCGACCTCCCATATGGAACGACAAACTGCAGATGGGACACGCCCATTGCTCTCGATAGGTTTTGGCATGAGGCAAAGCGAGTAGTGCGCTCAGGTGGATGTAAGGCTCTGTTCGCTCAAACGCCATTTGACAAGGTGCTCGGTGTAAGTAACCTGCAGGAGCTACGATACGAATTGATATGGGAAAAGACTCAGGCAACCGGACACCTGAACGCCAAAAAAATGCCGATGAAAGCTCACGAAAATATCCTGATATTCTATGACCATCTGCCAACCTATAATCCGCAAATAACACACGGGCACAAACGGAAAGTTTCAACGGCGGCACATAAGCGGAACTGTAGGACGGGGGAAGTATATCATGATTACGCGAAAACTGGGTATGACAGCACAGACAGATATCCGAGGGATGTCTTACATGGGCCGAGCGACAAACAAAAGTTATGCCTGCATCCAACGCAAAAGCCGGTGTGGCTATGCGAACAGATTGTACTTACTTACACAAACGCAGGAGACACAGTGCTAGATTGCTGCATGGGGAGCGGGTCTATCGGAGTAGCTTGTTTACAGAACGATAGGAAATACATCGGAATGGAAAACGATCTTGCGATATTCGAGGTCGCAAAGAGCAGATTGGAAGGTGCTGAATGATTACACGGGAGCAGGTGGAGAAGGTGTGGACAGGATGTGAGAAATGCCGAGATCAAGCTAACTGGCCGTCTTGGATTGAAAAGGGGGTTGTTTACTGCCCGAAGTGCGGAACGCCGCTTACATCGTGGGCGTGGAAGAAACAGATGGAGAGAGTGGAGGCGCTAACCAATGTTAAGACTGATTGACGCATATGCGTTAAATAACGCGCTCGTCTCATGGTACAACGACACCGAGGATGGGAAGGAAAAATCGATCCTGCGGCGCGTTATGCAGATGGTGGTCCATGCGCCCACCCTCACCCCGCCGAACAAGCCGCTGACGTGGGAAGAACTAAAATCGGAAGCAAAAGTCAATCCGGTTTATAGTGTGAAATATGGCTGGATATTCCCAAGCACCGTTAAGGACGAACCATATAAACAAATATGGTTTTTTACATCAAAGGGATTCGCTCAGACGGAATTGTTTTACCGTGATACATTTTACCGCCGACCGCCAGAGGGAGAGGCCGATGCCTGAGCACATACTATCTCTGAGGTTATGGAGGTGAAAAGAATGGCGCCAATTAAACACGGAGGATCAGGAACTCCACTTTATAATGTTTGGAAATCAATGCGTCAAAGGTGCAATAATAGTAAGTCGCATGATTACAGATGGTATGGGATGGATGGGGTAAAAATATGCGAAGAATGGGATAATTTTGCGAATTTTAGAGAATGGGCATTGAAGAACGGATATAAGAGCGGGTTAACAATAGACAGGGTTAATTCACACGGACCATATTCCCCTGAAAATTGCAGATGGGTTACTATTCAAGAGCAGCAAAAAAACAAAAGAAATGTTTTGAAATTCTTGTATCTCGGTGACCTTTATACGGTAGATACCTTTTGCGATAAATTTGGAATATCAAAGGCCATGTTTTATGACAGAAAACATAAGGGCTGGAGTTTAAATCAAATTGCCACTACGCCCAAAATCCCTGTTGGTGGATACAGATCAAAGGGGGTGCGCGTATATCATGGCTGAGCACATTTTAAGTCTCAGCTATGGTTAGCTGACAAGGACAGTTTGGCCTGCCTGGGGGCTATAGAGCAACTGGGCTGGCCCCTTGACCGCATCGTGCACGCTGAGGTTTGGGCTACGGACGCCATCCCTTCCGACCTGCCGCCGATGGTGGAGTTTAAGGCCAAGGCAGACCGCATCATCAAGGCACGGTGGGGCATTGAGGTGGAGCACTGGAGAGCGAAACGCTGTTATCAGGACGTGTTCTACATGACCTGCGAGAGCGACGGAGAGCGTGGTGGGAAAATCTATGGATGGCCCTATCAGAGAGGCCCCTGGTGTAATAGCCGTCTAAAGCAGCACGTCCTGGGACGGCTCCCGAGAGATGCCATCCAGTACATCGGAATCACCGCCGACGAACCTGCACGCTTTCACAGCCTATCTGATACTAAAAAATCCCCGCTGGTGGAGCTGGGTTGGACAGAGTCCGATTGCCGGCAGTGGTGCGAGGACAACGGCCTGCTGTCTCCCATCTACACCACAGCGACCCGCGGCGGATGCTGGTTTTGTCACAACCAGGGTGTAAGCCAATTGCGGCTCCTGCGCAAGAACTACCCGGAGTTGTGGGCGCTGATGCTCAAATGGGACAAGGACAGCCCGGTGACGTTCAAACCGGGTCGTTCGATAACCAAACAGAGGGAAATCATAACCGAAGATGGAGAGCGGGAGGTCTTTTTTGAAACGGTCGGATATGTGCCTGGGAAAACCGTCCACGACTTCGACCGACGATTCAAGTTAGAAGATGAGGGATTGATTGCGGCAGACGACAAGATTTTCCGGTGGAGTATGCTGGATGACGAACTAAATTATCGATGGTTTTAGGGATCTACTCACGCCTCTGCAGTTCCAGTTCCAGGCTTGCGGAACACAGAGCAAACATTAGGCGCAGTTGATCGCGGTTTTCTATCGCTTCATTCTCTAGGTTTTTGTAGCCGTCCCGGAAGATGTTCAGCGCGGTTTCTTTGTCAGCACGGGTAAGAGTTTCCGGGTGCTCAAATTTTCCGATGAGGGTAGTCATTTCGGAATCAAAGCTGTCTCCGAAGATGAAGCCAGCGGATTTGATTGATTTCAAGAGAATTATTTCGAGTTTATAATCTTTCATGCTTGGTCACCTCAAGGCGATTATACCACAAGGAGGACATCTGATGGTTGAAGTTATGCAGTTTATATTTCAAGACTTTTGGCATTGGCTTGGGACCTTGGTTCTTCTGTATGCGATAAGCCCGAAAATCACCATAAACAGGGGGAGTACCTGATGGACTACGAAAAGCTGATTAAGGCAGTAAATTTATGTGGAAGTACCCCAAAAGTGGAGCAATGCAAAAAATGTGCCTATTGGGCTGGCGGGGATATGAGCAAGTGTATTCCACGAATGACAACCGACGCCGCCACCGCCCTTTCCACGCTCCAGGCCGAAAATGAGAAGCTGCAAACACTTTCTAAATTGGGAAATATGCGGGCACAAGATTACAGAATTATGCGTGACAGGGCAGTTAAAGCAGAAAACGAAAACGAGAAGCTGCGGGCGGAGTTGGAGCAGGTGAAGCGAGCACTGGCCATGATGTGGTTTTCCTATGTCAACAGTGACAAGGAGATGCCGCATAGCTATGAAACCGAGGCGCTGGACGAGGCGGAACGCATTTTAGGCCCGTGGGCTGAGTGTATGCCGAAGTATCTAAGGCGCGGCCCGAAGGAGGACTAACATGAAGCGGCTGACATGCTTTGAC